CACCCTGTTCCAACGAATCGCCGAATTCGTCGCACCCATCCTCGAATTCATCATCACCGCCCTCGCCGACTTCGTCGCCACCGCCACCAACATCATCCTCGGCTTCGTGGACTACATCCGACCGGTGTTCGAAATCTTCTGGGATGCCATGAAGATGATCGTCACCGTCGCCTTCGAAGCGATCGAGAACGCTATCGAGATCGCTCTCGCCGTCATCCGAGGAATCTTCGACGTCGGCACCGCCCTCCTCAAGGGTGACTTCTCCGGTGTCTGGGAAGCCCTCAAAGGCATCGTCACCGACGCCCTTTCCGCCATCGGAGACTTCATCAGCACCTTCTTCGACGAGACACTTGATTTCCTTCGTGGCCTTCCCGACAAGATCGGACGAGCCACCCTCGGCATGTGGGACGGCATCAAAAACGCCTTTAAGGAAGCGATCAACTTCATTATCCGTGGCTGGAACCGGCTCGAGTTCCGTGTCCCCGGATTCTCCATCGGACCGATCGGCTACGACGGGTTCACCCTCGGCGTACCCGACATCCCGCTGCTCGCCGATGGTGGCATCGTGAACCGTGCGACGCTCGCTGTGATCGGTGAGGCCGGTCCTGAAGCGGTAGTGCCCCTCGACCAGATCCGAGGCGGCGGTCTCGGCGGACCGACGTACAACATCACGGTGCAAGCTGGCGTCGGCGATCCCGGCATGATCGGTCAGTCGGTGGTTGATGCGATCACGGCGTATGAACGTCGGAACGGAGCAGGCTGGAGAGCGGCGTGAGCCACATCCTCCCAGTAGACACCACCGTCGAGTTCTACGCCGACTCCGGCTCCGCAGACCCGTTCATCCTCGATTCACCCACCAACGGCATCCTCGACGAAGATGTCCTCGAAGGGACATCGCCTGTTGACATCACCTCCGACGTATTCTCAGTGACCGTCCGCAGAGGTAAATCTCGCTGGTTGGACGACATCCAAGCCGGAGTCGCTTCCATCACCGTCGAGAACCGTGACAGGGACTACGACCCGACCGGCAGCGGCACCTACAGCACCGACATCGTGCCCGGTAAACGGCTCGTGATCAAAACCGGTGGGACCACGATCTTCACCGGAGACATCGACGACTGGAACCTCAACTACACCATCGACGGAGACGCAACAGCCACCGCTGTGGCCTCCGACTACCTCACCCTCCTCGGTAGGACGAAACTCGACGGGTTCACCGCCACCTCCCAACTGTCGGGTGAGCGGATCGAGGCGATCCTCGACCGGACCGAGGTCGATTTCCCTGTCGCAGATCGTGATATCGATGATGGTGTGACCACCTTGCAGGCTGACACAGTGTCGGCAGGTACCGACGTAGTTACCTATGCCAAACTGATCGAGCGGACAGAGGGCGGCAGGCTGTTCGTCTCTGCGGACGGCAAACTGACGTTCAAAAACAGACGGACAGCGATCCCATCGACCGCCGCAGCCACGTTCGATGACACCGGTAGCAACATCCCATACTCGAACATCGGTGTGCAGGTCGGATCTGAACTGCTCTACAACCGAGCTACCGTGACTCGTGCAGGTGGCAACGTCCAGTCAGCGGACAACGCCACCTCGCAGGACGACTACGGTATCCGCACCCTCGATTACACCGGTCTGTTGTTCACCGCCGATAGCGACAGCCAAGACTTTGCCGACTTCCTCGTATCTCGTTACGGGACTCCTCGTGCCCGGTTCGAGTTGCTCGAGGTGAACCTCGCCCGGTTGTCAGCCGGCCAGTGCGCCACAGTGATCGGTCTCGAGTTGGGCGATGTTGTCAGGATTATCTACAGCCCACCGGGTGGCGGCACAGCGATCGACCAGTCCGGTGTCATCGACAAGATCGAACACACCATCGGCGTCGATTCACACCGGATACGGTTTTCGCTGTCGTCGGCCCTCGACCAGCCTCTCATATTGGACGACGCCGTGTTCGGCGCACTAGACTCCGATTACATCCTCGCCTACTAAGGGAGCATCATGGCGAAACAGACATTTACTGCCGGTCAGGTGCTGACCGCAGCCGAGATGAACTCGTTGCAAGAGAACGACTACAACTGGACGGTCACCACCAAGACCGCCAGTTACACGTTGGCTGCTGGCGATGAGGGCACCCGGATCGTGATGAACAACGCTGGTGCCACCACCATCACGGTCGATGACGCAGTGTTCTCCGCTGGCGATGTGGTGTGGTTGCACAACATCGGAGCAGGCACCTGTACGGTGACGGCTGGCACGGCGACGGTGAACACGGCAGCGTCGTTGGATCTCGCACAGTGGGAGGGTGGAAGTCTGTTCTTTACGTCAGCATCTTCAGCCATCTTTTTTCGTGGACCCGCCGCTGGCGTAGCATACGGAGTCGCAACCGGCGGGTCGTCATCGACGATCACCGTCGGCGGCGAATCGTACACCCTGCTCACGTTCACCTCGTCGGGGACGCTCACCGTGACCGACGCTGGCATTTTTGACGTTCTAGTTGTCGGTGGCGGTGGCGGCGGTGGGACGTCGGTTCAGTCTGGCGGTGGTGGTGCTGGCGGGTTCGCCGAGACGACTGTTTATTTGGATGCCAATGCGACTGTCACGGTCGGCGCAGGTGGAGCGGGAAACACGGCAGGGAGTTCGTCGGCAGTTGATCAGTTCACCGGACCGTTCGGCGGCCGTGGCGGAGCCGATGGCACTGCGAACGGCGAATACGGCGGCGCAGGCGGTTCCGGTGGCGGTGGTGGTGACGGAATAGCAGGTTCCGGCGGTCCAGGCGACGGCATTACCGGCAACAACGGCGGCAACTCCGCAGGAGCAAGTAACGCTGGCGGTGGCGGTGGTGGCGCAGGCGGCGCAGGCGGACCTGTCAGTGTAGGCAACACGGGCGGCTACGGCGGAGCCGCTAAGGATGCTTCAGCGTTCCGTGGTGAAGCGGCGACAACAACGTATTACGCCGGTGGCGGCGGCGGTTACGGCTACTACACCCGTGGCACCGGTGGCACCGGCGGCGGCAATGGTGCTCAAACCTCGCCAGCATTGTCGGCCACCGCTGGCACAGCGAACACCGGCGGCGGTGGCGGTGGCGGCTCAACTGGCACGAGAAACGGCGGTTCAGGAATCGTTTTAGTGAGGTTCAAAAACTAATGGCACACTTCGCACAAATCACCCAGCACGAGACGATCAACGGCGACGAGGTATGGGTAGTGGAGAAAGTCATCGTGATCTCCGACGACGTAGCACCCGACCCTGCCCCCGACAACGAGCAACAGGGACAGGCGTTCATCGCTGACGTTCTCGGACTCGCAGGCGAATGGAAACAGACCTCGTACAACGGCAACTTCCGTGGTGTGTACGCCGGTCCCGGCTACACCTACGACCCGACGATCGACGAGTTCGTGGCACCGCCGGAACCTGAGGAGCCTGCGCCGTGAGTCGTCGGTACACGGGTTGGGATGGGGATGCTGCTGGTAGGCGTGCCGGTTTGGAGAAACTGGTTGACCTGTGCGAGCAGCATTTTGGTGTGTGGAACAACGGCACTTGGGGTGTCCGTAAGAAGCGTGGGAAGAGCAGCAGCAGTGTTCATGGCACCGGTAGGGCTGCTGATCTGTCGTGGCGTGGCGCACCCCACCGTGGCACCGGCAACTACCACGACGCTCTCCGCATGATGGAGTTCCTGACCCGACCCGATGTCGCTGATGCTCTCGGTATCGAAGCGGTGTTTGACTACTACCCGAAACCTCATGGTCGTGGTTGGAAGTGTGATCGTGCTGCGTGGCAGGTGTATGACAAGCCTGCGTTCTCTGGTGCTCCCGGTGGCGACTGGGTGCATGTCGAAATCTCTAACGATCATGCCGATGATCCGAACTACATCAACCATTGGTTCCTGTATCTGATCGGAGACATGCCCCCGACCGCTGCCCCTGCCCCTGCTCCGGAGGCGACGCCGATGCGTGCCTATCCCGGCACATCGCTACGTCGTGGCAGCAAGGGAGAGCATGTGAAGATGGTGCAACAGGTTGTCGGTGCTGTCGCTGACGGTGACTTCGGACCCAAAACGGAGCAGGCGGTCAAAACGTGGCAGGCTGCTCATGCCGATCAGGTCGGTCCTGCCGACGGGATCGTTGGCCCACGCACTTGGGCTGCGATGTTCCCGTGACCAGTGCGTAACCGGCTGCTGACTGTCTGCCAACTGGCGTTGGCGATCCTGTTCACGTTCGCCATCTTCGCCCCCATCCCAGTCAACGCATCCACCTACACGGTGTCGGAGGAATCGGACTGGTACTTCACCATCACCGAGGAAACGCTGGCGATTATCTACGGCAACAGCAACGCCGACTGTCAGAACTTCTCCACCGATCCGTATCTGTGGCTGTATGACAGTGATGGAACGTTGGTGGCGCAAGACGACGACAGCAACCACGGTGCAGGGCAGTGCGTATCAGCCAAGATCTACACGACGCTGGCCGCAGGCGACTACCGGCTGCGAGCGGGATACTGCTGCTCGATTCGAGGCGTCGGCACCAACCCGTACAACGGTGCCACCTACGAGTTGGTTCTAGACTTTGCTGCATGGCAAGGGACCACGACGACGACAACTACTTCGTCGACCTCGACGACATCCATATCCACGACGACGGCACCGTCCACCTCGACAACGACGAGCACCTCCACCACTTCCACGTCGTCGACGACAACCTCAACGACTACCTCGACAACCTTGCCTCCGACGACAATTATCTCGACAACGACAACGACGACGGTGCCTCCGACGACGACCACTTCGACTGGTCCACCGTCTACGACTACGACAGTTGAACCACCGGCATCACCGCCCCCCCCCCCACCCCCCCCTCCACCGGCAACCACGACGACAACAACAGTTGCCACAACCACCACCACGACAACCACGACAACAACCACCACGACGACTGTTCCGCCGACAACAACGAGCGCCCCAACCACCAGCACGGTTCCGCCCACCACCACAACGGCAACCACCACCAGCGAGGTACCACCATCAACCAGCCCGCCAGCCCCGACCCCGGCTGCACCGGCGACGACCGATGCCCCTACACCTACGACATCTACCACTACTACGAGCATCACACTGCCGACAGCAGCCACCAGCACCACAGTGACGTTGCCGCCGCCACCACCCAACGACGCCCCGCTCGAGGAGAAACAGGCGTTCGAGGAACAGGTGAACATTTACGCCAACGAAGGTTTCGACGACTATGTGCCCGCAGGTTCCACCGTTGACGTAGCGACACGCCGGACGATCACCGCCACGTCTGTCATAATCAGTGGAGTACCGACCGTCGCTGCCCGCAAAAGACACCGATGAAATATTTACGTTTGCTGGCAGAAACCGCAGTGATGAGCGGAGGTCTCCTCCTCGTCATCATCACCTTGTCCGGAGCGACCCGTGAAATGGCGATCTGGATCAGTGTCGTGTCGGTGCTATTCTTCGTCCTATCCCAAGTCGTCAACGACGACTAGATCGCAGATCGGAGCCGTAATGACCACGATCCTCGCTAAGCGTCTCGCCGCCACCTTCGTCGCCGCCGCTGTCCCGAACATCCTCGCCGGATCACTCATCGTCGACGTAGCCGTGTGGAAGGCCGCTGTAATGGCGGGCGCTGTCGCCACCCTCGGAATCATCCAGTCCCTCGCCGTCGCCTACAAGGACGGCAAGTTGACAGCCGCCGAAATTGAGCAGGCGTTCAACCGGTAATCCGCACGACCAGCCGATGAGAACCGTACTGCTCCGCATCGTTTCGGTGTTCGCTTATTCGTCGATGGCAACCATCGGCGGTGGGGCGATCATCGGTGTGGAAGTGTGGAAAGCAGCGGCGTTAGCCGGTTTGACCTCCACGATTCATGTCGTGGAGAAGTTGGCTCGTGCCTACGCCGATGACGGTGTGATCACGATGGAAGAGTTGAACTCTGCCTTCCAGATCAAACAGGACGACGACTGATGCCTACGTGGGCTGTGATCCTGCTGGCGGTCGTCGCCCCCGGAGGTGTGATCGTCACCCTGTTGGAACGGGTGCGGCGGGAAAACAACCGGGATCACGCCTACAACAGCAGCCTGCTGCGTCGGATCGACGGCAAAGTGGATCGGATCGGGGACCGGCTCAGCGATCACCTTGAATGGCATCTCGATAATCACGAAACCGAGGAATCAGCCTAGATACACTGAATCTGGACTAGGAGGTACCTGTGCCAGATATGTCAGAGTTTGACGCCCAGAATCGTCCGATGTTCAACCGACGAAAGTTGGACATCATTATTGAGCAACTCGCCGATCAACCCGATCGTTTAGAAGCACTGACTTCTGCGATTGAGAATCGTGGTTACACGTCGGCTGCGATCGCCCGTGTGTTGCGATCGTGGGGATTTGATATCACTGAGGATTCGGTGCAGAACTATCGGAGGGATCGATGAGCGAACTGCCTGAGTTTGATCTTGCGCTCGAGAACCAAGAGTTGCGGTCGGCGTTACAGCGGCAGCAGCGGGCCACCCGGCAGGCGAAACTGAAAACTGGTGCGCTTGTGGAGGCGGTGTATCGGGCAGCGAAGGATGCTGCGATTACGGTCGGACCGGCAAAGATTCCGGCCAGACCTGCTGCAGATCGGCGACGGAAAGACTCGGAGGTGGCGTTGATTCATGCCACCGACTGGCAGTTAGGGAAACACACCTCCGATTACGACATCGCTGCTTGCGAGCGGCGAATCATGCAGTTTGCCGACAAAATTGAGAAGTTGACTGAGATCCAGCGGGCTGCACATCCCGTTCGTGAAGCGCACGTCATGTTTGGTGGCGACATGGTGGAAGGCATCTCGATCTTCCCCGGACAGGCCTACGAGGTCGAAGCCCACCTGTTCGAGCAACTGTTTGCTACGTCCGGGTTGATGGAACAACTGGTGCTGCGGCTCCTCACCGTGTTCGACAAGGTGAATGTCACCTGCGAGTACGGGAACCACGGCAGGTTGGGTCGTAAGGGTGACATGCCGGGTGGCGACAACATCGACCGGATGGCGTACCGGATCGCTGGCGACAGATTCGCTGCTAACGATCGGGTGTCGTGGCATACGGACGGCAACTGGTATCAGATCGTGACGATCGGGAACTATTCGGCGTTGCTCTGCCACGGCGACGAGATCAAATCGTTCGGGGGCAACACACCGGCGTTCGGCATTCTGCGTAAATGCAACCAGTGGTCGACAGGTGTGATCCCGGAACCGTTCACCGACGTCTACATGGGGCATTTCCATACGCCAATGACGTTGACGATGGCGAACGGCGGTCAGATTTACATCACCGGTTCACCCGAGTCCGAGAACGTGTATGCGAAGGAGTTCATGGCTGCAACCGGTCATCCTTCGCAACGATTGCATTTTGTGGACCCTGAAGCCGGTCGAGTCACAGCCTCCTATCTCGTTTGGCTGGACTAATGTTCGTGTGTTGCCGGTCGGAGGTCGGTCCACCTCCTACCGTCCGTCCGACCGGCAACACCACCCTCTTGCACCAGCCCACCTGAATGTGCCTAGACTCCGGGTTATGGAAACCACCGCCCCGAAACGAGGTCGACCGATCTCCGCACCCTGCGGAACCGTGTCCGCCTACAAACGACACCTTCGCAACGACCGTCTGCCCTGCCAGCAATGCAAAGAGGCGTGGGCGGCATACCAACGGCAACTGTACGAGGCGAGGAAATCGTGAGCGCTGTGCGTTGCCTTCGTTGCGACCGGACGTTCGTTCCCGGTACCGCCTACCTTCATCCATCTCATCGTTGTGCCACCATCGGATCTCCTTCCCCTAGCGATGGTGGCGGACGAGTCCAGCCGGACGGCTGCCCACCGGCTGGACTCGTCATCCCTCTCTTCGGCAGCAAGGAGAAACGGTGAACGAGATGTACGTCAAAAACTCAAGCCCGACGATCACTAGGCAGGTGATCAGCAACGTGATTGAGGCGATGGAGTCCGCCGATCTCAACGTGATCCATATCGACACGCTCCGTCAGATCGTCGCCGAGTGTGATCGGACGCTCGCCGACTGGATCGGTCGGAAGTGAAACCGGCGTCGATCAAAGCGAAGGGGCGGGCTGGTGAGAACCAGTTCGTTTCTTTTCTGCGTGAGCGGTGGCCTGCTGCCGAGCGCCGTCGTCTTGCCGGTGTTCACGATCGGGGTGATGTGGCCGGTATCCCCGACACGGTGATTGAGGTGAAGTCGGCGTCGAAGATTGATCTTCCGGGCTGGCTGCGGGAGTTGGAACGGGAGATCGCTAACGACGGTGCCCGGTACGGCTGTGTGGCGATCAAGCCTCGAGGGACGACCGATGGTGGCGACTTCTACTGTGTGATGTCGGGTCGCCGGTTCGTTGACCTGCTGGAACAGGCGCTTTCCGCCCGCTGAAAGAAACCTCAGATTTCTTCACAAACCTCTGGATGCCTGTCCACAAATCTGGTATTTGTTGTGTTGTGCAGAACAGCACCACAACACAGGAGGACAACATGAAGCAGACATTCAATACGGACCTCGAGTACCACGCATGGAAGGTGCAGAGCGCCTCGATGACGGTCTCGGCAGCGGCGATGAGCGGCGATCGCAACCTGCTCGCCATCTGCATCGATGAACTCAAGGATGCTCAGAAGAACCTCGCATCCGCCGCCCGCACGGTCTGCCGGAACGCCTGATGGCCAGCCCGCAGATCACCGAGCACCGGGGCTACCTGATAGTCCCGGTGCTCGACGACGAGACCGGCAAGGTCGACTACTACGACGTCCACGACAAGTGGGAGGACTTCGACGGCGACTGGACGTGCAGCGATCCAGAAGCCGAGTTCCTGCCAACCAAGACTGCCGCCCGAGCGTGGATCGCTGACCACATCCGCTGGCACCGAATCCGTAACTACTGACCAACCAACAGGAGGAACCAATGAGCGAAATCACCGCTCCCAACTTCAACATCAAGACCGGCGAGATCATCCCGCCTCAGCCAGCCACCATCCCAGCGGCGACGATCAGCAAGCGGACGGCGTCAAGCATCGCCCGCCGCTGGATCTACGACCACGGCGCACCGCACGGACCGAGCGGCAACTACAGCCTTCGGCTACTCGACTGCGACGGTATCACCCACGACGTCGAACCGGACGATCTGCCACTCATCCGGCATTACCTTGTGAAGCAGGAGAAGCGCATCCGCACCTATCTGGGAGTCACCAAATGATCCGCTACCTCACCCTGCTCATCGCACTACTCATCGGCTTCTGGGTCGAGGGCAGCGACGACGCAGAACTCGCTCGAGACACCCCGCCGATCCCCGTCACCGTCTACCAGCACCCCACCCTCAACACCACCACGACAG